GCCGCCCGGATCGAAAAGCTGGAGTCCACCCTTGCCACGGTGGAAACGAGCCGGCGCAACCTCGTGATAGATGTTGCCAACCTGGGCTACGTTTCGCATCGCCAGGATGACCGCATTAGCGACCTGGAGGGAGTGCGGCAACTCCTCGACTCACAGATTTTCGGACTCAAGCTCCGGATGCGGGGTCTGGCCCGCCGCACCTATCGCAAGAGGCGCCGCCGATGAGGCGCCTCGCCGTCACCCTCGCACCCCCCGGCCCGCCGCGCGCAATTGTCGCGCTCGGCCAGCACGGCACGCTCGGCCGCATCCTCCACCAGGCCGCGACCGCAAGCCTGCGGCAGCCGGTCCTCAGCGGCAGCGCGAGCTACGAGCTGGCCGCTGAGACTGCCAGGCTGGCCGAGGAAGCGGAGCGGCGTAGGCAGATGCGGCGGGCGCAACAAATCGCGGAATAACGCGGAAATAACGCGGATGGGTCGCAAGAGTAGCATTGACGAAAAGACCGGCGCGCGGCTTCTGGAGGCCTACGGGCGGCTCGGCAGCAAAAGCGCGGCGGCCCGCAAAATCGGGGTTTCGGAGGATGCGGCCGATCGGTATCTCAGGGACACGCCGAAGGCGGCCGCGCCGGTGGTGGCCCAGCAGCGCCAGGTGATTGAGGTTGCCGGTGCAAGTCTCTGGGACACCCGGCAAGCACTCGACGAAAACTACGGCCGGCTGCTCGGTTTGATGGCTCGACTTGAGGATGGCATCCTTGAAGAACGCCAGGGCAGCGACGGGCCATACACGACGATGACACCGATCGCGGTCCACGTCGCGACGCTCAAAGAGATTCGCGAGCACATCAAGACCGCGATGGACCTGGGCAAGTTGCTGATCGACATTGAGGAAGTGCGGAAGTTTCAGCAGGCCGTGCTGGAGGCGATAGGCGAAGCCGACGATGCGACGAGACAGCGGATCATCGCGAAGCTTCGACAGCAGCGCGCTCTGGGACTTATTTCTCGCTGATGTAGACGATCGTTTTGCGGGCGGCACCTTCAAAAGTCTAGGAACACCCGAAGCGCTCGCGCTTGAGGCGTTGGGCTGGCAGGCGTGGCTGGCGGAACTGTTTGGGAACTATGTCCAGGCCGGCTTCGCGGATCGGCATATCGATTTTTGGTCCTGGGTGTGGGCACTGGAGCGGGGCATACGGCCGCGACCATTTATCGGCATCTGGCCGCGTGGCGGCGGCAAGTCCACCAGTGCGGAGCTTGCCACGGTTGCGATCGGTGCGCGCGGTGTTCGCGCTTATGTCCTCTACATCTGCGAGACGCAGGACCAGGCCGATGAGCATGTCGGTAACGTCGCGAGCATGCTGGAGCGCGGCCAGGTCGAGCACTACTATCCCACCCTCGCATCGCGGCGGCTGGGCAAGTACGGAAGCTCGAAGGGATGGCGACGTGAGCAGCTCCGCACCGCCAGCGGGTTCAATGTCTCCGGCATTGGGCTCGATGTAGCCAGGCGCGGCGCGAAGCTCGACGAATACCGGCCCGATGTCATCATCATTGATGATGTGGATGATATCACCGATGCACCGCCAGCGACTGAAAAGAAGATCGCAACGCTTTCCAAGTCGCTCTTGCCCGCCGGTTCGCCCGACTGCGCGATCCTGGGAGTCCAGAACCTCATCCACGCTAACAGCATTTTTAGTCGCTTTGTGGATGGACGGGCCGACTTCCTGACCGATCGGATCGTCTCCGGGCCATACAAAGCGATTGAGGGATTGGAATACACCGTCATGGATGGACAGGTCGTCATCACAGCGGGCACGCCGACCTGGCAGGGCCAAGACCTGGAACGCTGCCAGGGCCAGATCCGCACCTGGGGCATCCTGTCCTTTCTCAGCGAGAGCCAGCAGCAGACTGGGAGCGAGGGCAAGTTCTTCACGGCCTGGAATCGTGCGCGGCACGTGTGTACGCCGCGCAAGGTTGATCCCGGCTGGCGGCTCTGGGGGTCGCTCGACCACGGCTACAGCCACCCGACCGCGTTCTACGTGCATGCGCAGACCGACGACGGGATGATCGAGACGATCGCCGAACTGGTCATGGTGCGCGAACTGCCGGCGGCGATCGCCCCGGCCATTCACGAACTGCTCGCGGATCTGGGCCTGACGATTCGCCATCTGCGCAATGTCGTCGCTGGGAGCGATGTCTTCGCGCAGAAGGGTGACAAGGACGGGCTGACCATCGCTGACCAGTATGCCGAACTCGGCATCGTACTCAGCGAGGCCAACACCGAGCGGGTGAACGGCGCGGCAGAGATGCGGCGGCGGCTGGGCGACGAGCGGCGGAACATCCCGGCGACCTGGCAGATCTGGGAAACCTGTCCCCGTCTGATTGCCCTCATTCCGAAGCTGGTGGCGGACCCGAAGCGTACCGAGGATGTTTTGAAAGTGGACGCCGATAAGCGCGGCCAGGGCGGCGACGACGAGTACGATAGCGCCCGCTACGGCCTCCAGGAAGTGCGGATGCTGGTCTCTGGCCCACTGGCCTACTAAGGAATACGATGTCAGGTACGACAGAAACAAAGCACGATCGAGATATCCGCATGAGCGCGGCGCGAGTCGACCTGGTGGTGGCTATCCAAAACATCGCCGATGGACATGACCTATCCGAGATCGAGCTTATCTGTTTGCTGATTGAGTTTATCCGGGGCTGCCTGCATGGGGCGGTTCAACGCCAGCGACGAAAGGCAAGGGCCTAGCAATGCCACGCACCCCGCCGGCCCGTACGCCGGAACGGCAGAAGACCCATGAGCGCCTTGCCGCGCTTGCCAGCCTCGACGTGGCCGCGCTGCGCGCCTGGGCCGAGCGCTGGGGCGTGGAACTCCAGGGCGATGATCGGACGCTGCTGATCAGCATGCACGAGACGCGCGCAATCGCGAAGTTCATGCCAGTCAGGGAGCGAAAAGAAAGCATCGCCTGGCTGCAAGCCGAGTATCCGGAGAGTGTGGTACTCACTCAAATCAGGGCCTTCCCGCGCTAGTTTCGCGGATCGAGCTACGGGGGCGCGCGGTGAACGACGTAGCGTGGCGGTTCAGATTGCCGCGATGGTTCTGGTGCCTGGTTGGCTGCTGCCTGTTCGGTCATACATGGCGCCACGTCACCTTAGTTCATTTCTCAGTGGGAATGCTCGGACCTCCTGAATCTGTTGAGCGCCGTCGTGAGTGCGTGCTGTGCGGCGCGAAGCAGCCATAAGAGATACGCGAGGGGAAGATGCCTCTCTACCTCCTATTCTTTGGCTACAAGGACACGGGCGGCGGTGCCGACGACTTTCACAGCGTCCACACTGATTTGGACGCCGCGAAGCAGGCCGGCATCGATGAGTGGAAAGACGGCGATGTGCGCTTGGGTTCGTGGATGCACCTGGCCGAGTTGACCGAGTCCGATCTGCGAATCATTGCCGTGCTAAACATCCCTGGAACCGAGTACGACGAAACGGGCCTGTTGGAGTGGCGAACACCGTGAACCTTGTTGACCGCATCCTGACCTGGGCAGCTCACCAGCGCGGTTTCGTACTGGGTCCGGGTGTCATTGACTGGGGCGATGAGGTTTGGGGGCGCGACAAGGAGCGCTTTGTTCCGCAGAGCCACGGCGACTATATCGCCTCATCCAGCGCGGTCTACACCTGCGCGACACTCCGGGCCTCACTCCTGAAGAGTCTGCCGCTCAAGCTCTACCGGACGAACCGGCGCAAGGAACCCATCCCGGTTGAGCGCGGGCCGCTGCTCGATCTGCTCGCGAAGGTCAACCCCTACTGGACCTGGGGACGCCTGATCGAGATGACCGAACTGTCACTCTGCCTCTGGGGCGAAGCGTTCTGGTTTCTGGAGCGCGGACCAAGTGGACTGGGTGAGCCGCGCGAAATCTGGTGGGGGCGGCCTGACCGGGTGAGTGTGCTGCCGCACCCAACCGAGTACGTGCGTGGCTTCCTCTATGAGCCGATCAACGGCGGCAAGGATATTCCGTTCCTGCCGTCTGAAGTCATCTGGCTCCGCTACGCGAACCCGCTCGACGAATACAGCGGCCTGGCGCCCCTCAACTCAACCCGCCTGGCCGCCGACTATGGGACCAAGGCACTCTCGGCCAACAATCAACTCTTTGACAACGGCTTCAACATCGGTGGCATTGTGATGCCGGACAATAAGGACCACCGGGAGTTGACCGGCGAGCAGGCCAAGGAGTTGGATCGCTACTTCGATCGGCGCTTCGGCGGCAAAGACAAAGCCCACCGCTGGGCCTTTATGCGCCATGCCTATCAGATCTGGCAGGGGTCGATGACTCCGAAAGATGCTGATTTCCTGGGCGGCCTGAATTGGTCCTTGGAGGAGGTTGCGCGGGCCTACAAGGTGCCGCTCGATCTCATCGGCGGGCAGCGCACCTATGCCAACGTCGAGGCCGCGCTCAAGTCACTTTGGCTGCACTGCCTGCTCCCGGAGGCGCAGTTCATTGCCGAGGAACTCACTGAGCAACTCTTGCCGATGTTCCCCGCGCAGGCCGGCGAGTACGTTGAACTCGACACCGGCAAGGTTCATGTGCTGCAAGAAGCCGAGGCCGAGCGCTGGGCACGAGCAGACACTCAGATTCAGCGCGGGGCACTCCTCATCAATGAGTGGCGGAAGAGCCAGAACCAGGAGCCGGTCCCGTGGGGCGATGTCTGGTGGGCTGGTGGCGGCTTGCGACCAATTGACGAGGTCCCGGAACCGGAACAGCCAGCCACCCCCACGCCTGACGAGCCAACCATTCCAGAAGATCAACAGGACGACCAGATGCAGGAGTCTGCCGACGACACCGCCGAACTAGAGCAGCGCTACGCCAGTGTACTCTCCGACGTGCGCCGCCGCCAGGTCCAGAGCCAGGAGTCGAGTGGCGTCCTGAATGCCGCGCGCTGGCTCAGGGAGTACCGTGTGGCGCTCCGGCGCGCCGGAGCGAACGAGAGTGAGGCACAGCGCCTTGCACTACAAGCGAGCACCCAATGCACCCCACCATCGATCCAACCGCCATCCTGAACAGATTGCCCGCGCGCGGCTACCTGTACCGCGATCCCTGCCGCCTCGCCCACCTCCGCCATACTAACATAGGCGCGGACACCGCGATCGGCGCCTATGTCATCGTCTACCGTGGCGCGACCATCGGCGCGCGCTGCTTCCTGGCCGATGGGGTCAAGGTCCGCGAGGGTGTTACGATCGGGGATGACGTGCGGCTGCATTGGGACGTGACCGTCAACTACGATGCGCGGATCGGGGATGGCACCACGATCGGGACGGGCAGTCACATCACAGGCGGCATGGTCATCGGTAAGCGCTGCTTTTTCGGCGCGGGCGTGATGACCGCCAACGACGTGGAGCCGCGCGCGGGGTATGATGCGGCGCGCATCAATCCGCCGATCGTCGGAGATGACGTGCTGATCGGCACGGGCGCGATCCTGCTGCCGGGGGTGCGGGTTGGGGATGGCGCCACGATTGGGGCAGGCGCGATCGTGAGCGAGGATGTGCCGGCCGGCGCGACCGTTGCCGGCGTGCGAGGGAAACGAATCCCGGTGACACGGGCTTTGGCAGATGATGCGGGTTTCGGCGTGGCTGCGCCTACGGTGCCAACGACGATCGCACTCTCTGCAACGTGCAGTCGGTGCGGCGCGCCGGCCAACAATGTGACACCGGGGTATTCAGTGGTTGCGGGCGGGCATCTCGTATGCCCTACATGCCTGCGACCTGGTGAAGAACTGCTGCGCGTGCGTGGGGTGGAGTGATGGGCAAGTCCTGGTCTGAACTGAGCGACACTGAACGCCACGAAGTCACCGCGCGGGCGCTGGGATGGGAAGAGCGAGACTGCAATGGCGTAAAGCTTTGGTTCGACGCGAGCGGCCAGGTGTCGCTCTGGGGCGGGCTGGCTCTGGGAGTGTTACCACCATTCGCCACCGCTCTATCCGCCTGCCGGCTGGTGGAGGATGAGATCGCGCGACGATATCTAGTTGGCTCATATTCTGCTGCGCTATGTAACATACTTGGGTTTGATTGGGCGGATGGATATGAGTGGGGACAGGCCAAGCGACTGGCGCGAGTGTGGGACATTGCTTATGCCTCCCCCGATCAGCGCTGTCACGCCGCTCTAAAGGCCCTTGGAGTCGCGCTGTGATCTGCCCACACTGCCAATCAAAGATGACGGAGATCACCGCCCACGGCGATGCTGGCCGCCGCTGGCAGTGCCCTGAGTGCAACGCAACCATGTGCGCTCTTATATTCAGCGCCATTGATAACCAGCCCCGCCTATCTGACTTTGGCGACCCCGATCCAATCTTGCCGCCGTCTATTCAGTCCTTCCTGGAGTCGCTGTGAACCGCCACCGCCTGACCATCCTGACTCCGACCATCCGCCCCGCCAGCGCGCTTGAAGCCGCGCGGAGCGTGCAGCAGGCAGCGCCGCACCCGCTTGATGTCCGTCACACTCTGGCCTACTGGCCGGAGACGCCCGATCCGGCGTGTGGCCCGGTGCGAGCAGCGTGGGCCACGAAGCTCATCCACGACGTCTCGGATGGCTGGCTGATGTGGCTGGACGATGACAATCGCCTGCACCCCGATCTGCCGCGCCGCCTGGCCGAACTGATTGAAGCGCACCCCGACGCCTGGGCGTTCGTCTTTGACTGCCAGTACCCCGGCATTCATAACGACCTGATCCGCGCCGGGCCGGGAGCAATGCGGCCTGGCTCGATCGACGGTGGACAGATCGTCTGGTGGTGGTGGCTGGCAGAGCAAATCCCCTGGCCGACAGGCGAGTGCTCGGATGGCGAGTTCGCGGCGGCGCTCTACCGGTGCCATCCCGGCGCCTTCGTGTTCGTGAATGAGGCGCTGACGTACCACAATCATCAGACCTGGCCCAACCCCTGATCACCCCCAGCACGTTGAGCGGCTGCCCCGGCGCTCGCGTGGAGAGACACACATGCCAGACACGATTATGCCCCTTGAGGAGCGCACGCGCGCGCTCGCCCCGGACGGCGAGACTCACCCCGGCGCGATGATCGCCTTCCTGCTCGACACCGAGACGATCACCGCCCTCCAATCGGCCTGCGCGCCCCTGGAGGTCACACCCGACCACGTGACGCTGCTCTACCTGACAGCAGACGCCGGCACCCTGGCCGCCCACAAGAACGCCCTGGTTGCCTGTGTGGCCTCCTGCGCGGCGCAGCAGGGAGCGATTACGGGCACGGTCAACGGCTATGGGCGCTTCCAGGCCGAGGAGGACGACGGAGCGACCGCGCTCTATGCCAACATCGACTGCCCCGATCTGCCTACCTTCCGCCAGAAGCTGCACGAGGCGGCCTGCCGCGCGGGGTGTGCCATGGAAAACGACCACGGCTTCACGCCCCACGCGACGCTCGCCTACCTGAGCGCGGATGCGCCCACCCCCGATCTGTCGATCCCGGCGATCCCGCTCACCTTCCGCGAGATCGCGCTGGTGTGGGCGGGCGAAACCCTGACCTTCCCCCTGACGATGCCCGTGCCCCAGGAGACTCCCGCCATGCCCCATGTCTATGTCGAGCGACCCGAAACAGAGTCCTATGACTCCTACCGCGCCACTACCGCGCCGCGCCCGGCCATCCGCGCCTACTGCGAGCGCGCGGCTGTTCAGGACGCGGCGCCGGGCACCCCGATCCCGTTTATCGCGGGCAGCGAGGGCATCAAGCGCGATGGGCTCAACCTGGTGATGGCCGGCGGGCGGCTCGACAGTTACCGGAGTAACCCGGTGGTCCTCTGGGGCCACGACTACACCGGCCAACGCCTGCCGATCGGGCGGGCGGAAGTTGAAATTACGGGCCGCCAGATCCGCGCCAGCATCACCTTCGACCAGGAGGATGAGTTCGCGCGGTCGGTT